ACACGCAACAAAACAGATAGGACTCAGACTAGATCAATACATAGATTTTGATATCGATAATCCTGTTGTTAAAAGATTTACAAGCGATCACATAAAATCATGTGGCGCGATATTTGGTAGAAGAAATAATCCATCAAGTCATTATCTTTGGTCTGGCACATCAGACTATAAGAAATTTGCATTACCAAAAGAATTAGAAAATTATTATAAAGAATATCAACACGGTGCAACATTGTGTGAGATAAGACATGGAGCAAACAAATATACATTAGTTCCGGAAACAAAATATCATACAACAAACGAGATTGTTAAGTGGGTAAAGTATGACGGCATAGATGAGTATCCAGGTAATTTAAAAGTTGATCTTGGTAAGATAGCTTTGTCAGCAGCGCTATGTATTACATATGCAGGATCTGGACAGAGAGATGACTACTGCACAGCGATGGCAGGTGTATTACTAAAACATACAGAGTGGAATGTGGATGACATAGATGACTTTGTTTACAAGATTGCAATAGCAGCAAAAGATGAGGAGTGTGATAAAAGAAATAAAAAAGGAACCACACATAAAAAAGCAAATAGAAAATTTGGTATGCCAAAACTTGCAGAGATTATCGGGTGCTCTACAAAAACAATAGCAACATTATTTAGTTGGATAGGTGTACAAGAAGCAACAAGCGAAGAGGCAAAACAATCTATCGGACAGATAATAGAGTATGGTAGTGACAGATATTTTGTAAAGATAAACGCTGTGGTGCAGGGAGAGGCGGTTGAAAAGACAATCACGGTTGATGGACCAACACTTAGAAACAAAAAATTATTTTATGATGCTGTAATCAGTAGAGCATCTGTCTGGATACCAGAGATGAAAGCTGCAGACTTTGAAGAGATCATGCGTAGAAAATATGAGGCAAGAGAAAAATCAAATAATTATGTCGAGGAGGCAGAGGAGGATTTAAGATTTGTAAAACATTTTACAAATTATATTGCAGAACAGAAAGCCTACACTAATAAAAAAGAATTAGCAAACTTTGGACTGCCCTACTACAACATGGAGAGAAATATTTTAGAATTTAATCTAGACAAGTTTGAGGATTACCTGCACAGGCAGAGAATAAATCTAGCACGTGTTGATCTTGTTATAAAATGTCAGAGTATATTGAAAGCAAAAAAGAAACACGGGAAATTTAATGGTAAATCATGTGTGTCATGGCAGATGGTAAATCAAAAGATAGAACAAGAAGATTTAATTGTAGAAGGTGAATATCAGGAGATAACAGATGAAACAGCCTAAATTTATATCAGGACCACCAGGCACAGGTAAGACATCAATGTTTATCACACAGAAATATACAGAGTTATTAAAAAGATATCCTTACAGCAGGATAATAATACTATCACATACAAATGTTGCAGCTGACGAGATAAGAGATGAGATACTCAAATTACCAGAGATGCAAGGTGTCACAAAGAAAGCTATGAAATATAACATTTGCACGATACATTCGTACTGCAAAAGCAGATTGGTTGGTCGTAAAGAGGTATTTAGTTATGCAGATCATTTAAATTTAACAACGATAGATTCTCTTTTTAAATTACAGAGAGTGACAGAGTCAGAGTTTAATGCAGACAAACATAAATTTTATAGATACATGGCTGATGCACATGGCAAAGGCAACACATTAAAAGAACACTGGAAGACATGTGATAAAGATTTGTACAAACCGTACAGTCTAAACTCTATCGAGCAGATGGAATTACCATACACACAATATAAAAATGATAATCATGTGTGTGACTATGCGGATATGATACAGGAGTTTATCGACAAGGCTGTCGAACCAGACATAGATGCATTGATAGTTGATGAGGCACAGGATAGTAACGTGCCACAAAGAAAGGCTCTAAATAAGATGGCAACAAAAGCAAAAGAGTATTATTTTGTTGGCGATGCCGATCAGACAATCTTCGAGTTTGCAGGGTCAGATGCAGATTATTATCACAGACTGTCGAGAGATGCAGAACAACTAGATCAGGGACATAGATGTGGCAAGACAATAAACACTATTTGTAAGAGAATAATTAAACCTATCTGGGATCACTATGGATATGCGAGAACCTGGAGATCAACAGATGTAACCGGTAGTCATTATTATCTACCTAGTCTAGATAAAAAATGCAGTGCCATGACTGCGTTGCTAGATAAAATAAAACATACCGATGAGACTTTTTTATTTACCTATCGCGGCACGCCGTCAGATTCATGGGTCAAAAATTTTTTCAAGCAACACGGTATAGAGTTCGCACACGTAGGGAACACGGCCCACGTACCAAAGAAAGAATTACGATGCCACAAACTATGGCCAGACTTTTGCAGGGGCACACCTATGCCGTTGAAACAGATAAAAGATTTCTGGCAATACATGGGCAATAAAGTGATAGTTCATGGCAGAGGCGAGGAGAGTTTTGAAGAGTGGGTGGATAGAGAGTATACGATAGACTACATGATATATCACAAATATTTAAAAGACGATGCAGGTAAAGAGAGAGACTTTGCATTGATAAGGAAGAAGACAGATCCTGATAGATTAATCTACATTAGAAAGATTCTAAACAAGGGTTATGATGATGGAGAGGTAAGAGTGAAATATGCAAACATACACACCGTGAAAGGTCTGACGTTTGACAATGTTGTTGTTGATCTGACAGCAACAAGACAAGAAGATTATTTTACACAACTCAGATTAAAATATGTTGCATACAGTCGAGGCAAGTTTGATTGTTGGACTGTAGCATCACAAGGTAAATATACGTTAGGAGTAAGATGACACATAAAGATGATTTTAAAGGAGTAACATACGATTCATTAGAAAAACAAATAGGTGGAAAACATTATAAAAATTTTCGTATACAGCCAGCAGAGTTCATTAACGAAAATAAACTCTTGTTTGCTGAAGGGAATGCTATAAAATATATTTGCAGACACTCTGTAAAGGGAAAGGAACAAGATATAAGAAAAGCAATGCATTATTTAGAAATGATATTGGAAAGAGACTACGATGTGTAATACACCGGAAGATTTAAATCTTAATGGTATTGATACAGTTGCAATAGATATTGAAACATACGATCCGAATCTTAAAACAAAAGGATCTGGTGCAATACGTAAAGATGGTTTTGTTTGTGGTATAGCTGTTGCAACAGATAATGATCTTGCATACTTTCCACTACGACACTCTGATACTGACATAGCTTTTAATAGAATAGATAAAACATGGCAAGTGCTAAACGATAAAATATTTCAAAACGAAAATATTACAAAAGTATTTCATAATGCGATGTATGATGTCTGTTGGATTAGAGCAGTCACAGGTATGATGATTAAAGGTAGAATAGTTGATACTATGATAGCCGCGTCTGTTATTGATGAAAACAGATTTAAATATTCACTCGATGCACTATCAAAAGATTATCTTAACGAAGAAAAATACAAATACGATTTACAACAAAAAACATTAGAGTGGTCTGGTGGTACAGTCAAGGACCCAATGACTAATATGCATAAACTTCCTGCATCGATTGTAAAAGAATATGCAAAGCAGGATGTAAAT